ACTACTACTAGCTAGTGCTTATGACTATGGACAAGAAGCCATGGATGAATTAGTTGAGCAAGAGTTTGCAGACATTGACATTGATGCTGCATTCGCAGAGATGATAGAGGAACAGAATGACTAGACGTAATCCATACACAGTAATCGGTACGCACTGTGAGTATGAAGTTAATACAGCACATGACCTAATGGTACAAGCTGGACTTGACTGGAAAGTTACATTAGAAAATGTATTTATTAATGCAACAGATCCACTTGAAGTACCAGATAGGTACGCAACAGTTAAGTGGACTAATGCAGGAGTTGAACCACTAGCAATAGTAGGTTCACGTTACAAAGTATTACAGAACAGTGAGATCTTCTCATGCCTTGACGACATCGTTAGTAACAGCGATGCACGTTACGGTGCAGCAGGTGAACTCAAAGGTGGCAACGTAGTATGGGCAACCATTGAACTACCAGCTAACGTAACAGTTGGTGATGATCCACACAATGCATATGTAATTGCACGTACATCACACGATGGTAGTATGCCATTCCAAATGACACCAGTTGTCAATCGTCTAAGCTGCACTAATCAAATCAATGCAGCCATGATGAGTGGTAAAGCTAAAGGTATTTACTATCGTGTTAAGCATAGCCCTAACAGTAGCATCAACCCAGATGATATCAGAAAAGCATTTAAGATTATGAACGAAGACGTTCAGAAGTATGCAACAGTATCATCATACCTACGTTCAATTGAATTCAGTAACGAAGAGTTCAAGAACTTTATCAAGCGAGTGTACCCACTACCTAGTAAGATTGAGTTCTCACCATATGAGATGCTTAGTGCAGGTGAACGTACATCTAAGACAAGAACAGAACGAAGCAGAGCTAGTGCATTAAATGTATGGCTAGGTGAGACAGACACGCAGCATAACATTAAGAACACTAAGTTCGGTGCGTTCCAAGCTATCGTAGAAGCTACTGATCACTTCAGTAAAGACTACAGTAAGCAGGCTGGCAAGATGATTCTTGGCACAGACATAGCAGTTAAGTCACGTGCATTACAATTACTAGGAGTTAGCAATGGATCTTGATGATAATGTAATTGAAATTGTAGGATACAGAACAGAAGAACTAGAAGCAGATCACTTTGCTATCATGGGATACAAAGCTGAAGTGTTACTAAGTCCAGATACATTAGAGTATTTACAAAAGATTAATGAAGTTGTTATGGAAGGTGAAGCTATGTGGTTCAAAAGTTTAACTACATGTAAGTATGATCCATACACACAAGCATGGACCTCAGGGTTCTTGAAAGGAATTTAAATGGAATGCTGTGAGTTAGACATAGAAGAACTATACAAGCAAGAAGATGAAGATGTCTGCGAGTCATGCTATGATCGTATCGAAGCGCACATTGAAGACATGATGCTCAGTAGAGCTAAAGAAGATTTCTATGACAGGAATAAAAAGTATGATAGTTATTAACGGACATGAACTACCAGCACACGTATCTTATTCATCACTAACAACTTACCTTGACTGTGGTTGGAAGTACTATCTAACCCGTGTAGAAAAAGTAATAGAGCAACCAACGTGGTATCTTGCAGGTGGTAGTGCAGTACATACAGCAACAGAGATGTATGATAAAGAAATCAATGAAGATGGCGAACTAATTGTAGTAGACATTAAGACTGGTGCAAGAACACCATCGTCTGACTTACAGTTAGCTTTCTATGCTGCAGGTATGGAAGAAATGTTTGGCATTAGACCACGGTATGGTGCATACTGGATGGGTAGAACTGGACAGACAGATGAGTTGATTGACCTTGATTACATTAGCAAAGAAGATATCATAGAGATAGTTACTAAGTTTGACACTGCACGTAGGGCAGAATTGTTTATGCCCAACCTTAATCATTGTGTAATGTGTAATGTTAAAGATGAATGCAAGTACAAGAGAAAAGGATAGCAAGTGTTCGTTCGCAAAAGTAAGTTTGACTTTATTCAAAATGAATTAGATGAAGCATTAGCAGAGTTAGATGTTATGCAATTATTAATTCATCAAGCAACAAAAGAATTAACAGAAGCGCGTAAAGCAAAAGCAAAAGAAAGACACCCATCTTCACCAAAGAAAACAACAACAAAGAAAGTAGATAAGAATGGAAAGTAGTTACGTAGTAAACGTAAAGACCAAGGTAGGTACTATCATTACCGTTCGTGGTAACGATGCTACTGAGTTTGAAGCTAACATCAATGCACTAATTGGTAATGGAATTAACAACAGTATTGCTGCAATGGAAGAGTTGTTTCTTGGAATGCAACCCAGTCAACCCAGTAACACAGGAGTCAATACAGTGGTTGCTGCGCTAGGTGGCACAGTAATTAGTGAGACACCTATCTCAGTACAGCCAGCACCAGCAGTGTTCGCACCTGTAGCACCACCAGTAGCAACAGTAGCTGGTGTAGGTACAGCAACTAAGTCTTGTATCCATGGTGTAATGACTAAGCGTGAAGGTGAAGGACCTTATGGACACTACAAAGCCTTCATGTGTCCAACACCACAGGGTACACCAGATCAATGCAAGGCAATCTATCTAAAGAAGAACACGCCTGAGTACGCTACGTTCTAGTAGCACCTAAGTTTGAGAGGGTAGTGTAGTGGGGAAGGCTACCTACCCTCTCAATTATTATTGGAGATAAATGAAAACATTAAGCAGAGCAGTAGGTCGTCCTGACATTGGTGGTGAGCCAATGCCTACAGTATTCAGGACATTTGATACAAATCAAATTGTATTAAGACGAGCAGAAGTAAGTATGATTGCTGGCACACCAGGTGCTGGTAAGTCTACGCTTGCTTTGGCTTTAGCATTACGTATGCAAGCACCAACTCTATACCTATCAGCGGATACTAATGCACACACTATGGCTATGCGTTTGTATTCTATGATCACGGGAGTATCACAAAGTGAAGCAGAAAAAATCATATCAGAAGACACAGACAATTCTAGGAATAACCTTGCTCTTGCCAGTCATATTTATTGGAGCTTTGATTCTGCCCCTAGTCTTAGTGATATCGACGATGAGGTTACCGCGATTGAGGAGTTACTTGGAGAAGCACCTGCCTTAATTGTTATTGATAACCTCATGGATATTAGTATGGACGGCGGAGAAGAATTCAGTAACATGAGATCAGCACTTAAAGAACTTAAGTACTTAGCAAGAGATACTAACGCCGCTATTCTAGTGTTACATCACACACAAGAAGGTTATGTCGGAGACCCTTGCCAACCAAGATCATCCTTGCAAGGCAAGGTAGCACAGTTACCTGCGCTTATCCTTACCGTTGGACAGAATGGTGGTGGGTTACTAGGTGTGGCTGCAGTTAAGAACAGGTACGGTAAAGCAGATCAGTCTGGTAAATCACCAGTATGGTTACAGTTTAATCCAGAGTATATGTTTATAGCAGACATGGAAGAAGCAAGATGAAAGGTGTAAACGGAGCTTATGTCCGTGACAATCCTAATCCCAAAGAAGAACTAACACTAGAAGAACTATATCAAAAAGCATTAGATGATATAGATTTTTTACGAGCAGCTAATCGTGGATTAAAAGAAGAACTAACAATATCAAATGACATCAGATACAAACAACATCTAAAGATAGTAGAACTAGGAGTACCAAGTGGAGCGTATTAATTGGGATACCAATAACACACCAGACTACGACGACGACGATGAGTAAATTCGGTTGGTGTCTTGGTCACGATACAGAGCAGCAGCACAGTAAATGTCCTAAAGAATTTACTAACAACATACAAAACTATACATTGAAATGTGATTGTGAATGCCATGAGCAAAAGTAAACAAAAAGGTACGGCTGCTGAAACAGCAGTGGTTAACTGGTTAGTAAGTAAAGGACGTAAGCATGTCGAACGACGATCTCTTAACGGAGTCAATGATCGAGGTGACATTGCAGGTGTGCCTGGAGTTGTACTTGAAGTAAAGAACTGTGTCAAGATGGAACTATCAGCGTGGTTAAAAGAACTAGAAGTAGAAATGATTAACGACAAAGCTGATACAGGTGTAGTGATTCATAAGAAAAAAGGAACACAAGATGTTGGACTATGGTATGCAACCATGCCAGTAAACATCTGGTTTAAACTAATAGAAGAACTTTGTATGTCACGGCTGTGGAATTAAAGGCAATGCATTTAACGTAATCAAACTACATGAAGGAGTAAAATACAATGAAGCTATCAAGATCGCAGAAGGTATTACTGGAGAAAGCTACAAATCATTACGAGCAACACCTACCATTGGCAGAAGAATATCTAGCACAACGAGGAATAAGTCTAGAGATAGCGGAAAAGATTCGATTAGGAGTCGTCGCTGATCCACTGCCTGGACAAGAACAATTTATAAATAGATTAGCTATCCCTTACATTACGCCAACAGGCGTAGTTGATATAAGGTTTAGATCAATGGGACCAGAAGAACCTAAGTACATGGGTATGGCAGGAACTTCAACCAGACTATACAATGTAAATGCCTTGCATGTAGCAGGTAATTTTATTGCAGTATGTGAAGGAGAAATAGATGCTATCACTCTTAGTTATTCTTGCGGTATTCCTGCTGTGGGTGTGCCTGGAGCTAATGCTTGGAAACGGCACTACGGACGCTTACTGGCAGACTTTGAGACTATCTATGTGTTTGCTGATGGTGATCAGCCTGGCTCTGATTTTGCAAAGAGTTTAAGTAAAGAGTTTAATAGTGTTATCATTATGCAGATGCCAGATGGTGAGGATGTTAACTCAATGTACTTACGCAATGGATCTGGTTACTTCACAGAAAAGATTGCAGCATGAGTACTAAGCAAGACTTAAAAGAATTAGAAGAACATGAATTAAAACTAAAGGAGTACAACGATGCAAGAGTTCAGCGAGCAAGAGATCAATCACATCTTCCAAGCCCTGATAAACATGGGACTGGAAGTAACCAACGTGAAGTACTCGAACGGATTGACGCTTACGTTAAAGCGACCAGTGCTAAAGTGAAACCACCATTAGAGTTTGAAGCCGCAGTCATAGCCCGCAAAGCTATTGATCTGTTAATTAAAAAGCATGAAGACTATGGACCAACTAACATCTCTGATGCTCCAGGTGGACCATTGAACGGACTAAGTGTAAGACTGCACGACAAGGTAGCAAGACTAAATCATTTACTATCTAATGATAAAGAACCAAAGAACGAAGCTATTGAAGATACATTCATTGACATCCTTAACTATGCCTTAATTGCTTTACTAGTAATTGAAGGCAAGTGGGATAATACTAAGTAGGTACATATGAAAACAGTTGTAGTGATTCCAGATATGCAAGTTCCTTACCATGATCCACGATCAGTACGTGCAGTACAAAACTTTGTAAGTGACTACCAACCAGATGAACTCTTCTGTGTTGGTGATGAAGCAGATAGTCCTGAACCATCACGATGGAACAAAGGATTAGCTGGTGAGTATGAAGGTACATTGCAAGCAGGTCTAGATCGTACTGCTGCTATTATGAAAGAGTTTAAAAACAAACTAGGCGATAAGCCTTTCCACACAATGAGGAGTAACCACGGTGACAGAGTCGAACATTATGTTAAAAGATACGCTCCCGCCCTTGCAAGTCTGCGGGAATTGGAATACTCCAAGCTTTTACATTACAGCGAAAACGAAATTACCTATCACGATAAACTATGGGAGTTTACGCCAGGATGGGTACTGGCACATGGAGATGAAGGCAACATCTCAAGGCAAGCTGGCGGCACGGCTCTGGCTTTGGCTCGCAAGATTGGGTCTTCAGTTGTCTGTGGGCATACGCATCGAGCGGGAATTCAACATGAGCACCAAGGTTACAACGGCAAGATTCACAGTCGTCTCTACGGAGTTGAAGTCGGACACCTTATGGATCTTAGCCAAGCGTCATATCTAAATACTGGTAGTGCTAACTGGCAACAGGCATTTACTATTCTCTACATACGTAGAGGTAACGTAACTCCTGTTGTTGTTCCTATCAATGGACGATCTTTTGTAGTCGAGGGTAAGACGTATGAGTTCTAATGGAATTGTTTATGAGATGTACCATGCCATGGTCAAGCAGATTGGTTCAGAGTTTAAACGTAAATACGCAATGGTTGAACGTGAAGACATTGAACAAGAACTGTGGCTATGGTTTGCTGAACATCCAAACAAAATAGAAGAATGGTTAGCTCTACCTAATCAGAAAGATAGAGATAAACTATTCGCTAGATCACTACGTAATTCAGCATTAGACTATTGCATCAAAGAAAAAGCACATAAGTCTGGTTACAATGCAGAAGATAACTTCTGGTACAACAAGCAGTTCATTAAGCTTATGATTCCTGCTGTACTTAGTGATGACTGGACTAAGTTTAATAACACACTAAGTAACATGGGTCGTACCAGTAAAGCACTAGCAGAGTCAGGTGACTTTATGGCATTTAGTTCTGATGTCAAAGTTGCTTTCGATAAACTAAATGACAGAGAGAAATCATTAGTTCATTTATTTTATGGTGAGCAAGTAGACGGTGCTGAACTACAAGAACGAGTAGATGCTGACAAGTCACAAAAAGCAGTGATGATGGAAGCTAACAGAGCAGTCAACAAAATGGTCAAGATACTTGGTGGTAATCCACCAGTAAAAGATGAAGACTACCTAAGTAATACATAAAAAAATAACCCCTCTTAGGGTGGTAGGTACTAAGTTCATACTCTACTACCCCAGAGGGGATTATAATTTATTATCTATTAAATTTTCTTAGCTTTAATCTGACGACCATCAAGTACTATAGGTGCAGCACCGTTATGCCACACCCAAAAACCAATAGGCATCTTAGGGTTACAGTCAATAGTATGTGACCACCAGCACCAGCGGGATACTCAACACGCAGTACTACAGTCCATTCCCATACACCAGTTTCAGGAACTACAAATTTATCTTTACCTTGAAACTTTACATAAGTCCAAGTCTTAGGTGGAATAGATTGCTTTGCTTTACCTGATTCATCTTTAAATAAAATACCACTCATAGTGCTAATACTCCCTTTGGGTCTAAGTCTTTGCTTGTGCTCCAGCGAGGTCCATTTCTGAGCTCTACGTGAAGATGGGGACCTGATGAGTTACCTGTATTACCAGATTTTCCGATGACCTGATTTTTGGAAACCTTATCGCCTGGCTTGACCAGCGACTTGCTTAAGTGAGCATAGATAAAGAATGTTCCATCAGGCAAGGCTTCTACAATTTGTACGCCATATGATTTTCCCCAGTTAGCATTAGCAACTACGCCATCAGCAACTGCAAGAACTTCTGTACCTACTGGCACTGCAAAGTCACAGCCCGTGTGGTAACCTTTTGACCACATCTTCCCACGGCGTTTATATTCGCATGTGATCTTTCCATCTTTGATTGGCAAAGCCATTAGTCTTCATCCTCTTCTCTTAATGGTATAGTTACTAGCCACAGAATAAAACCAACCATGATTAAAACTCCTGTAACTTTCTTTGCACTGCCATCTAATGTAAAGTAAGCAATACCGAGTCCGACCAAGGTGTATGTCTCAGCCGTAATTTCTTTAAAGTACTTCTTGATCTTGTTAAACAATTACTTAAGTCTCCTGACTTGAGCTAGTTGACCTACGATTACTGCA